CTGAACTCCAGCACTTCCTGCAACGTAAACTGTGTCAGTGTTATTTACACCAAAACGAAATGTCTCGTAGCTATTATAAGCGGGAAGCGGCAATTTATAAGCAAGTAACGCCCAAATGTCTTGATCACCGCTTGCTCCAGCTGGCACTGAATAAATGTAAATTTCAGCTTCTGTATCTGTTGTATTAGTTGCAATTACTGAAATCAAAAAAGCTCCAGTAGCTTCAAATGCAACTAGCCCGTCGCCAAATGATGTTCCTGATGCATCGTTTACAACATTAAGTCGTTGGATACCTGCCACTTTAAACCCCTAACCACCATGAGATACCAATTGCGCCAGCACTTGCGGCGCCTGCTGGTCCAGTAACACCTTGTGGACCCTGTGGTCCAGTTGGACCTAAATCACCTTGCGGACCAGTTGGTCCAATAGGAGCAGCACCAGTCTCGACCCAGTATCCATCATAAAAGATAAATATTCCGCCTGTATTAGGATCAAACCAAGCATCACCTGTTGCTGCACCAGTTGGTGCTAAAGTGTCGTAATAAGTCCACGCACCAGTAGGCCCAGTTGGTCCAGGAACAGTTGAAGGTTCTGTTGATACTGGACCCGTTGGGCCAGTTTCTCCAGTAGGACCGGTCGGTCCAGTTTCTCCAGTTAATCCAGTTGGACCTGTTTCGCCAGTTGGTCCCGTAGGTCCCGTTTCACCTGTAGAACCTGTTGGACCAGTTGGTCCAGGTTCTGTAGATGTTGGCCCAGTTGGTCCTTGAATATTTCCAACGTTAGTCCACTCACCAGTCCAAACATAAAGATCACCAGCAACTAGATAACCGTCACCAAGATTTCCTGTTGGATGTGCAGTTGTTAACTCTAATAATGTTTCGTAAGAACCAAGAATTGTTACGCCAGTACCAGCTGCACCCGTTGCACCAGTGGGACCAGTTGGACCTGGTTCAGTACTTGCTGCACCAGTAGCACCAGTTGCTCCCGTTGGACCTGTAGGTCCTGCAATATCTGATGCAGCACCAGCTGGTCCTGTTGGACCAGTTGCTCCAGTATCTCCAGTTGCACCTGTTGGTCCAGTTGCACCTGTTTCGCCAGTTAAACCTGTCGGTCCTGTTTCTCCCGTCGCACCAGTAGCGCCTGCTGGACCCGTTGGTCCTGTATCACCTGTGCTTCCTGTAGGTCCAGAAACACCTTGCGGACCTGTGGGTCCCGTATCTCCAGTCGATCCAGTAGCTCCAGTAGCGCCTGTTTGTCCGGTTGCTCCTGTTGCACCTGTGTCTCCTGTCGCTCCAACGGCTCCAGTAGCGCCTGTAGCGCCTGTAGCGCCCGTAGGACCCGTTACAGTGTTTCCTTGAATACCTTGTGCACCCGTAGGTCCAACAGGCCCAGCAGGACCTCTTGAACCTGTAGGACCAGTTGCTCCAGTTGCGCCTAAACTTCCAGATGTTCCCGCAGGACCTGTAGGGCCAGTGGCACCTGTAGCACCAGTAGGGCCAGTGGCACCTGTAGAACCGACAGGACCAGTTGGTCCTTGAACACCTTGCTCGCCACCAAGTACATTAACAACTACTGGTTCGGCAGGGGTAACAATAATTTCATCGGCCATATTACTGTGTTACTTCTTCACTCAAAAATACTTGGCCACGAATATATGTCTGTTGGAAATCTTCATCACTTAAAGAAGTTGCTTGTAGATCCCAGAATGCACGACGTGGGATGTACTTAGTTTTATTGCTTGGAAGAGATAAGCGAAGTTTTTTAGTTGGAGCATCTTCAACAGTAATATTAAACTCTGCCCAAATTGAAGGAGAGTTTGGATAAGTTCTAATCTGTGCTTTAAATACCAAGTCATCAAAGTTAGTGTTATCTGGGAAGTCAAATAGTGCGTACCAAGAATCCCCTTGATTTAATATGATGTCGTATACGCCAACGTTTACTACAGGAGGCGTTCTTCCATTTAAATCATTTTGAATATATACACGCTCTGGACGTCGAGAGTCATCAATTTCTTGAGGCATGTACATAGGAACAAGTTTGTTAGTTATGCGGCTAACACGACGCAAGGTTCCCATTTCAATTCGCCAAAGACCAATGTTTAAAGCAGCAGATAGTTGCTTATACTGTTCCCAGCGTTGTTGAATAAGAGTTGTTAACTGGCTGTAGCGTTGATCACGAGGAATGTTAACGCCATCAGCAATAATGTTAATATCAAAAGCGGAGTCAGTCGCTAGAGTCCAAAGGGCCTCAATAGTCGACAAAATAATAAGAGGATACTCTTCAACAATAGGAAGTTTTGCCAGAGTTATCTGACTGCCGTAACTATCTGTTCTATTGTGGATATGCTGAGTAATAGCCGTCAACACAAACTTTTCAATATCTGTATCAACAAAATAACGATACATAGTTCCAGTAACGGTGATAACCGCATGGTTGGCTGGGGCTGTTACAAAATGTAAAACACCATGCTGTTCTTCTACGGTGTAGCCAGAAGGTTGGGCAATTGGAGAGCCATTTACTTTAACAACAAGGGTGCCTGGGTTGATAGGGCGTAGTCGCATATCAAAGTTCTTTGAGACACCATCGCCAGTATCGGTCCAGCTAAATTCTTTGGCTAGGTCGCCAAGTTCCATACGAACTCTAGAGACAAGGTCAGAAAGGACAGCCACTCTTGCTCCTTATTTGTTGGCACACGTTAGACATATAATCCCACGTGTTGTTAATAAAAGTCTTTATAAACGAAACAGCGGGCCCGAAGACCCGCTGCCACGTTGAAGATCAATTTCAGATTACTCCAGCTAGATAACCTTTTTCTTGAAGGTGCTGAGCAACTTGCTTGGTAACTTGATACTTCTGACCAGCTTTAAACGAGTATGTATTTCCCGCTCCAAGTGTCATGTTTTCAATGTCAGAAACCACACGAATCTCTACAGAGTCTGCGTCCTGCTTACCTACAGTTGTTACCTTATCTACAACTACTGTTGCACGATTAGGAACTGTTGCATCGATTACTTCTGTTTCTAGCTTGATCTGCGCTTCAGCCGTAGCTAGCGACATTTCATTTGCTCGCTTCTGCATTTCTTCTGCATTAGCGGCTGCGAGAGCGTCTCGCTTGCGACCCGTAACGTCTGTTGGGCTTTTTCCTGCCATTTGTATCCTCCGAAGTTTTGACTGATAAGTTATAGAAGGGGGGCGATTAGGCCCCCCTCCCCTCTGCTATTAAGTTTTTTTAAATCTTTTTGAACTTAGTTGGTTTCTGCAATGATTACAGACTGGTCAGTGATTAGACCAAGACCGAAGATTGAGTACCAAGCAAGAGCGTGCTCACGACCGAAGTCCAAGATACCGCCATCACGAAGTTCAACAGGAAGTGAGATAGCGTGACCAAATGCGTTATCACCAATGAAAATTGCTGAATAACGATCTGACTGTCCGTTACCTGTCTTTGTAGCAGGAGTGATATATCCACCACCAGCTGTGATTGTAGGTGTTACGTTGGTGTCTGTTGTGTAGTTAACACCAGCACCACCGGCAACCTTCATTACCTGTGTTGTCTCAATGAATACTGTGTCGTATAGACGACCAATTTCACCAAGCATGAAGTTTCCTGGAGCAGCGTACTTAGTGACTTCGATGAATTCAGCGTTGTCACGGAGCTTACGGCTCTGGTGTGGGTGAACAAAGCAAACATAGGTCTCACCAAGGCGAGGGATGTTCTTTGTTGCAAGGCTCTCAACAGCATCCTTGACAGTATGTGGTGTCAAGAAGAAGTTACCGGTCATAGCAGCACGTGAAGACGCTGTGTCTCCATTTGCGTACCAGTTGTTAACTGCTGTGAGGTCTGAGCGATCTTCACCGTAGATGGTTGAAGATGCTGCCATGAGTGTGTCACGTGAAAGGTTATCTAGGTAGATAGCCATGTTGCGACCAAGAAGACGTGAGGCTGAAGCCATTACGTCATCGAATGATGCGTTCAATAGAAGCTCAGAAACAGCAAGAGCATAACCATGCTCTGTTACTGTAATTGAGAACTGTTGAGCGGTAAGTGCGTTAGTCTGCATACGAACACCTTCAACAAGCGCTGAAGCGTATCCGAGGTTGTTGTAACGCATGAAGTTAATCTGTAAACCAGGTGCAACACCAAGTTCTGTCTTCTTGACAGCAAACTGCTCAAAGCGAAGGATTGGCAGAGCCTGGAAAAGGATTTCCTTTGACCAGATCTGTTGGATCGCCTGAGTTAGCTGGGTGTTAGTACCTGAGTAAGCGGTTGGGGACGCAGCGAGGTTGCCGGTACCCGTGATTCCAGATGCCATTTAGCTATTAGCTCCTTAGTTGGATTTTTGGATTGTAGGGTTACTAGCCGAGCATTCCCTGAGTTACGCCACGAGCTGTTGGGCTCATAAGCTTGTCTCTGTATTGTGCATATTCTTGAACAGACATTGCAGCAATTTCTGCTGCGGTGAAGTTACGTTGCGACGAATTGTTTTCCAGTGGTCCGGCTGGAGGCAAGGTTGCCCTTGTCCCCGTCATATCTCGACGTGCGGTTTGCATTGCTTGCTGCGCCGATTCGAGAATTCTTTGTGAGCGTTCTTTTAATCCTGCGATGCTTGCTTCAAGTTCTTCACGAGTATTACCCGCTAGAAGATCTACAAGCTCTGGCATGATGTTTTCACGCTCTTGTTCTAGCCGCTCTTGGCGGTAGTTCTGAAGGTCTGCGAAAGTACGTTCTTGCTCCAGTAGAGCGAAGGCACGTTCACGTTCTTGACGTTCACGCTCCAACTGCTCCTGCCACTCTTGCTCTTTAACCTTGAGTAGTTCACGAACTTCAAGTTCGGACTCTGCTTGTTCTTTTGCTTTTGCTGCTTCGGCGGCTTCAATATTTGCGGCCTCTGCTGCTTTACGAGCGGCTTCTTCTTCTCGTTCTTTCTTAAGTGCGTTCAGTTCTTCCTTCAAATTTTCAATCTGTGGATAGAGTTTTTCTTTTTCTTGTGAACGAACTTTTGCCAAATCCTCTTCTGTGTAGAACTTGTTCTTCACATCTTCGGATACGGCAGTAGTAGCAGTAGGTGCGTCAACACCAGACAATGTTACTACTGGGACAGTTGCTGAATCAGTTGCAAATGCTTCTGCTACAGCGTTTTCTAAACCTTCTGACATTATGATTCCTTTACATCCTAGGGGTCGTTTTACGAATGAGCCGAAGCCCTTAACACATATGACCAAACATTTTCAAGCGGTATCAATTTTTCTAGTATTTAATAAAAAATACTGGCTAAACTGATTATTTTTCGTATTCTTCTGGTACTCGTCGCTGAGGCAATTTAGTGCCGTGTGCTTCGGTTACCAGACGATTTCTCACTTCCTGTTCCCCTTGCATAAGCATTGCTTGTGCTCCATCGAGGACCGGTGTTGCTGCATTTGGCTGACCGCCCATAGGCATACCAGACTCTGGGTTCATCATAGGTTGACCTGGGGCGCCATCAGGGCCAGGCATAAAGCCTGTCAACTTAGTGATTTCAGCAGCAATTTCATTCTTTAGCATTTGGAGAGCGCCATCAGCCTTGGCATCATCCATGAGTTCTTGACGAATCTCTTGCATTTTTTCAGCAGGGAATTCTTCGCCAAGTGTTCGTAGCGCACCTTCTTTAGATTCAAGACCCATAGAAAGCATTGATTGAACTTCGTTCAAAGCAATCAACTTATCTAATGGTAGAGGTTGTGGGAAATGAACGTAAGAGCGGTAAGTAATTGGATCGTTAGGGTCTAGTTGTGCAACCTGATCTGGCTTAAGCGGGGTATTAAAAGTAGGGTTCCAAGTAAACATCTCTGGTTCTTTAACCGCAAGATTTAAAAGAATAAGTTCGTTAATACGTTCTAGCCCGTGTGCGTACTGAACAATCTTTTGATGGTAACGATTCATCAATGGCTGGAACATAATAGAAAGCGCAACACCAGAGGTATTTGATACAGGCATTGCTTGACCAAGAGCAGTTTCAGGAACACCAACCATTTCGTGCATAGACTTCTTTAGAAGTTCCATGAACTCCATAGCACCTTTTAGTCCTTGTGCGCCACCTTCAAGATTTTCGACTCTAGCTTCTTTTGGTAATCCGCCCCATACTTTGTTTGCACCTTTTTCGAGTTGGGAAGCTTTTGCACCAATGATGACTGTAACTGGCGCAGCATGGTAATTAACAATGTCGGCAATATCAGTAGCAGTTTCATTGTAAGTGCGATTGATACTAATAATGTCATTGCAATCGCTGAGGCCCCAAGGGCTACCACTAACACGAACGTTTGGAATATGAACAACAGGAATAGTGCCAAGCGGATTAGGACGAGAGTCAATAAGTTCGTCATTGATGTATTCCTCGATGGTGTCATCAGTTAGGATTTCCGTGTAAGTAAATACTTGACGTGTTCCTTCAAGCGATGTACCCCAGAAACGATACTTGAGCTTAAAACGAATAAGACGCTCACGGTCGTGAGGATGAAACTCTGGAAAACAGAAAGATGAATTGAGAGGCAAAATACGAACACGACCAGGGTGTACACGCCCAGCAGTATCTTTGTATTCCTCTTCGTAAGCAACCTTGATAAAACAGTCGCCAGATACAGTTCCTTGCTGACCGATTTCCCACAAAACAGTTGCCTTGTTGTTATCGACTTCCCATACCCTTTCAAGGATGTCAGGAACGATTGCTTCTGTTTCTTTTGGAGAGCGGAACTGTACGCCTTTTCCAAATGTGAAGTTGATAATAAAGTCTGTGAATGCACGGTAATAGTTTAGCGCTATTTGGCTTTCGCCCGTTTGACGGCGGTATGAGTAGTGATGACCAAGATACATGGCCCAGTTCATTGAGTAACGGTTGAGGCGTGGACCGTGTACTTCGAACTCTTCATCCGCTAGTTCTACAAGACCAAGAGGAGAAATTGAGATTGTTAAATCGCTTGACGCCGCTCTATAACTTGGCGGTGAAAAGTCAATTGAACTCACTTTTACTCCCTATCTAAAAATATTAAGACGCTTATCGTAGCAGTGCCAATATTAAGTTGGATTTCTACTTACGAGCTTCGCCCTTGATAAGGCCCTTACCAACAGGTTTAGTAACCTTCTTCTTGACCTTTTCTAGTTCTTTTTCTTTTTTCTCTTCTATGAGATCCCTGTTACGTGGGTCAATCTCTTTTTTAGAAGTTACGTATTTGCCACCCATTTGTGCATACTTGGTATGAATCCAGTGACCTTTAGAAGGGGATTCTTTTGAGAAGCGAGCCGCGGCCTGAGTTCTCACCATGTTGTAAAGACGTGGGTTAGCAGGGATCTGTTTAGGACCCTCTTGAACCGCTTTACCTTGGATGTATGCCATGAGTTACCTTTAAATAAGTTTTCGCCCCCCGTTACGTATTCGCCGTAAAACGGGGGGACGAAAAATTAAATTAGTCTCGAACTACTGCTGGGTTAGCAGCTTGCTGATGTGCTCCGTCACGAAATACTTCTTCGAAAACGTTTGAGCCGTGATCAGCAAATCCACCCTTTGAAAACTCTGAAAGGTGTGAAGGTGCTTCGACCCATGAAGCAGAACCTACGTGAGCACGCTCACGCATTGTTTCTTCTGCTGACTTCTCGAATACGTTTGCATTGCGATTTGGACGACCAGCTGCAGGCTGATAAGCCTGTGATGCTCCCTTAGAAAATTCTTGTGGAACATCGGTATCGGTTGCGATACCTTCTTCGAAACGAAGTGGTCCACGTTGTCCTGGAAGTGCTGACGAAACCTTGCGGTCGTAAACAGTACCTGGACGCTCTGGGAACTTAGGTGATGGTGCAATTGTCATTATGACTCCTTATGTAAGGTTGAGGCCTCGGTTTAAAGTATCCATTATTACGAGAAAGTTCTCATAGTAAAGTCAAGATTATCTGCCATAAAATGGGGATGAGGACATCTCTACCTGTGGCAGGGTTAAATCCATAGTCAGGGCGCAAGCAATGGCTAAAGAATCTGCATAATCGTCATGAGCATGGGCTTCTTCTGGGGCGTGTGCCAAAAAGTTCGGGCCTTGGAATTTAGTCTCAAGGTCAGTCATCTGCTGGTAAAAACGCTTCCAAGAACGAAGTCTACGTGTTTTTGCATGAGCTGGCCATCCAACCATGCGTCTATCAATAAGCGCCTTAAGATGTTTCCAACGCTTCGATTGTTCTTGCTGACTACTACCAACTGAATGAACTTCTGCTCTAGGTAGTAAAAGTTTAAGTCTTTGTGCTACCGCATCACCAACACCGTTAGCGTCTACACCAACAGCTAGTACATCATAGTTACTTAAAAAGTTAACAATTTGAAAATATTGATCTTCCCAATCATCACCTTGAATTTCTAACCAATTTAAGATTCGGTGATCGAAGTATCCAAATTCGTCCGGTCTGTCCCAGTCGACCCAGACGACTGTAACCACAGTGGAGTCCATCTTCCGTGCCGGGTCGACTCCCACCACGACAGGTGTCCTATGCCAAGCCTTGACCGTCTCCTGCGAGGTATCACCCAATTCATCCATGATTTGGGAGGTGACGAACATTCCTCTCTCCAGCAACCATTTACATGAGTACGACATCTGGAATTCATCTGAGTCTTCTCCAATTCGGAGCATTTCTTTTTTAATGAACTTACCGTAGTTGGTATTGCATTTTGCAACATCTCGCCAGTCCCATTCAAAATGGTTCTGTTTCGCAGAGCGTGTTGTCTGTCTCCGTTTGTTTAATTGTATTGACTTATAGAAGTTATTTTTGTGTGTAGTAGGAGTGCCAGTCTTCACCATTGTTCCAGAGTAATAAGCCAACATAGGAGAAATAGACTTAGAGACTACGAAATCGTCTGCTTCTTGACACTCATCAATAACAATCAAATGGAACGACTTAGATTCAATTTTTGCACGTGGGTTAGCGGTCATCATAGAAAGACTAGAACCAGAGTTTTTTAAACGTATCTGGCGTGTTACTCCGGGAACTTTTCCAAGCGAGTCATCAATTTCCGCATCATTTAAAATCTCTAGTGCACGCTCAGAGGTAAGACGATTAAGTGCACGACCAAAGAGAGTTTCTACCTGACCTTCAACTGGAGCAAACATACCAATCCAGATACCGTCTTTGTATTTACCAAGTAGGTCTGGGTACATACGACCTAAACGCGGAAGAAGAACCATCAGGGTTACGACTGTGTTTGCAATAGTTTCTGATTTACCAGACTGACGTGCAGCGAGCGCTGTTATTTCTTCACCGTCATTGATAATTACCGATTCAATAATTCTACGAGCAAGAGGCTTTTGATAAGGGTGCAGGTCGTGACCAACCAATGCTTCCATAAAAGTCATGGTCTTATCAATTAGTTTATTTACAAATTCACGAGATAACTCGTCGAGCCCATCTCCTTCTTCTTCAGGCAGGAGGTCTTGATCTTCATCTTCATCTAAAAGATCATCTTCATCAAGAAATTCAATGTCGCTCATATCAACCTTAGTTTAGTAGAAAACATAAAGCCCTGGCTTTTATACCA